GTTCAATGTCGTTAAACACTACTGACATTACTAATGGTGTATCTATATCCGGTTCATCTAGCCCATTCGACACCTACCTCAAAATAGAAAACGCTGGTGTATACAACATCCACTTCTCAGCACAGCTATACAAATCTGATTCAGGTACCGATTTTATTGAAATATGGTTAAGACGAAACGGAGTTGATTTATTGGATTCAGCAACCAATGTTGCATTAATTGGTAACCATGACAGACAAGTAGCAGCATGGAATTGGTTCTCTACCGCGGGTGCTGGCGATTATTATCAAATTATGTGGGCATCAGCTGATACAGGTGTGCAACTATTAGCAGAACCTGCAACTGGAGTACATCCAGGAATACCGTCAGTAATTGCTACGGTTAACCGAATAGACACATTCTTAAGCAACACAGGATCGTTCAGTGGTTCATTCAATGGTGTGTTAAACGGTACAGCATCGTGGGCAGATAATGCAACAACTGCATCGTTTGTTACCACAGCCCAAACTGCATCGTACGTGCTTCAAGCTGTATCTTCATCGTTTGCATCAACTGCATCATATGTTAACCCGTTAAACCAAGAGTTGGTATTAACCGGTTCACTTAACACATACAAATCTGGCTCAAACGTAGTGGCAGTTAGTGGATCAACTGGAGTATTATTCACAGTAGAGGATGTTATTTCTGGTTCGTTATTTACAGTATGGACTGGTTCTACACCTATATTACAAGTTAACTCGGATTTAACCACAACAATTAGTGGTTCACTAAGCGTTAGTGAGGGTATTACCGGATCGTTACTTGGTACTGCATCAACTGCATCTTTCGTAACTACAGCACAAACTGCATCCTATGTACTTCAGGCTGTATCAGCATCATTTGTTACTAGTGCATCGTTAGCACAAACAGCATCATTTTTACTTGGAACCGTAGAAAGTGCTTCGTATGCTTTAACTGCATCATCGGTTAACCCACTTGACCAAACATTGACACTCACTGGTTCATTTAACATATACAAGTCGGGTTCAACAGTAATGTCTGTAAGTGGATCATTTGGACCGTTATTAACTGTAAACGATGAACTATCTGGTTCGTTATGGAGAATTGATTCTGGGTCGGCAACATTATTCGATTTACAATCAGATCGTACATTAACGTTAAACGGATCACAAACAATCACTGGATCGCTTGTAGTTAACCAAGGTGCAACATTCACTGGAACACAATTGAGCTCATCTATTGTTGTACCAATTGTATCCGGTTCAGCAACACAAAACTATAGTGTACCTGTAGCAAAATATAGATCGTTCAGTTACTTAACCACAACACGACCTATATACGAGGACAACTACATACGTTTGGGATACGATTCATCTGGAACTGATCCTGAATTAACCGTAAACACAGACCCATCAGCAGGTAGATTGCAAGTAATTGTATTCTCAACCACAACAGCTGCAGAAACCGTTACCGATGTAAACGTAGCTAGCGGTACAGTAGATATTTACCCGAACGGTATTGCCTCAGACGAGCGTCTTGAGATTACCGTTAGTGCAGGATCAGACATATCTTATCCATTCTACCGTATTACCATGGTTCGTAGTAATACAACGTATGGAGGAAACATACACGTAACAACAGAGCGATTCTTCACCAACATATAAACATATAGAACATGCAATATATAGTAACAGTTAAACACATAACTACAGATACATCAATCAACCAGCGTACATCATCAACATGTACGCATTGGGTTGATGCAACGGATGAATCCGATGCTACAACAAAAATCAACGCATATTATAGTGCGATGAACTCTGGTTCCATGGAACACACAGCAGAGATCACCAGCATATCTACACTTATATCATAAATCAACAAAAACACGTTATGTCATTAATTTCAGAAAAACAAGCTATCTCGACAGAGGAACTGGAACAGTTACGCACCATTCAATCATCAACGCAACAACTTATATACGAGTTGGGTGAGATTGAGTTACTTAAAATACAATTGGAGGAAAGACACACCACAGCAAAACAAACGTTATTGTCGCTAACACAACAAGAAACACAATTCAATCAAACTCTAGTGGACAAGTATGGCACAATCCAATTAAACCCACAAACAGGAGAATACACCCAAACAAAATAGTACATATTTATAATTAAATATATTTCGTAATATGCCAACAACAATTGTATCCCCAGGGGTAGTTATTAACACAAACAACCAGTCATACATTGCTCCAACCGCACCTGCACCAGCAGAGGCTGCAATCATAGGACCAACCGTAAAAGGACAAGTAAACATACCAACCATAGTATCATCATATAGCGAATACCAAAACATGTATGGAGATGTATTCACTAGTGGTTCCCAAACATACACATTCTTAACCTCAGTAGCAGCATACCGTTACTTTGAACAAGGTGGTACATCGTTACTGGTAACTAGAGTAGCATCAGGTTCAGCGGTAGCTGGAAACTGGACGGCAGCAACATCATCTATATCTGGTTCATTTACCATTGAAACATTATCGGAGGGTACAATCATGAACAGTACTGGTTCGGAAACAACAAATAATTTGTTGGTAAACGGTACCGCAGACAACATACGCTGGGAAGTAACATCACCAAACTCATCCAGTGGTACATTTAACTTGTTGGTTCGTCAAGGAAACGATACATCAAAATATCCATCTGTACTTGAAACATGGTACAATTTATCACTTGATCCATTTTCACCAAACTACGTTGAGCGTGTAATTGGTAATCAAGTGGAGAATTTGAAAGAAGATGGAGGAGAGTACTACCTGGAATTAACTGGTAGTTTCCCAAACAAATCAAAGCACATTCGCATTAAATCGGTGGAGAAACTTACACCAAACTACCTGGACACAAACGGTAACGTTAGCAACCCAGTATACACTGACTATATCCCCACAGCACTTAGTGGTGCATTTGGAGGCGCTGTTGGCTCAAACATACCATCTGGGCAAGCTGCAAACTACTACGAAAACATCAACGGATCAAACACACAAGGTTTGATCGTATCTAGTAATACAGTTGCAGATTACACAGAGGCTATAAACTTACTAAGCAACAAAGACGCATACCAATTCAAGTACATAATTGCACCCGGATTGAACAAATTGCAACACTCAAACACTGTATCCCAATTAACTACAATGGTGCAGGAACGTGGAGATACAATGGCTGTAATAGATACAGTACCATATGGTAGTAATATTACCAATGTTGTATCAAACGCATCATCTATTGACACATCATTTGCAGCAACATATTGGCCATGGGCTCAAACAGTAGACAACCAAACAGGACAACCAGTTTGGGTACCTGCATCTACATTAATTCCAGCAGCATATACATTCAGCGACAATGCATCATACCCATGGTTCGCTCCAGCTGGAGTAACACGTGGTAGAATGTCATATGTTACTCGTGTTGAGCGTAATTTAACTCAAGGTAACCGCGATAATTTATATGTAAAAAACGTTAACCCGTTAGCAACATTCCCACAACAAGGTGTAGTTATATTTGGACAGAAAACACTACAAAAACAACCAAACGCGCTTGATCGTGTAAACGTAAGACGTTTGTTGGTTGAGTTAATCAACAATATTGGTGCAATTGCAAACACACTTGTATTTGAACAAAATACACAAGCAACACGAAACGATTTCTTGTCGCAAGTAAACCCATATTTATCATCTGTACAGCAACGTGAAGGTGTATACGAGTTTAGAGTAGTAATGGACGATTCAAACAACACCCCACAAACAATCGACAACAATCAGTTGATTGGACAAATATGGATCAAACCAACTCGCACCGCAGAATTCATTGCACTTGACTTCAACATATTGCCTACTTCAGCAACAATAGGATAGTAATGCAACTTTAACCAATATATAATATATTTATAATCAAAAATCAAAAAATGGGAAACTTCACACCATCACCGGGCGTTAAATTAAACGAGATAGACAATACCTATCTTACCGGCCAACCAATCAGTGTGGGTGCCACTATCATTGGACCTACAGTAAAAGGACCAGTTGAGGTGCCTACAGTAGTTACATCATACTCAGAATATAAAACAGTATTCGGGGACGCATTCATTAGCGGTAGCGACACATATTCATATTTAACTTCAATTGCAGCATACAACTACTTCAATTATGGTGGCGAGTCATTATTAGTTGCTAGAGTAGTATCTGGATCATATGCACCTGCATCATCATCAATCATTGCAGATGATTCAACGTATGTTGTTGGTGGTTATGTTAGTTCATCATATGTTGCTGGAGGTGATGTAAACATATTCGAATTAAAAACATTGAGCGAAGGTACAATCATGA